AGGCGCCCGCGGGCACGAGCCCGCCGGTCGGCGCCCGCTTGGCGAGCGCCCGGCGTAGCTCCTCCTCGATGTAGTCTTGAGCGCGGTCGGCGTCGTCCACGGTCACACCTTCCACACCTTCCCGCGGAACCATAGCTCGCCCTCGCCGATCACCTCCGCGGCCTCGGGCGGCAGGAGCATCCCGCCGCGGAAGGTGAGAACGACGAAGCCGGAGCGCCAGTTCTTCGGCCTGCCCTCCATGTAGAGGAACTGCGGGCCGTCGGGATCGGCGAGCGTGCCGGTGTCCACGCCGTAGTGCGTGCCGCGCATCGAAGTCCACGGCGTCACCTTGAGCGAGTGGAGGTCGCCGGTGATGAAGTTCACCGCGCCCTTCACGACGTTGTTGTGCGTGGCGTGAACGCCGGAGTGCCAGCGATGCACGATGTAGGTGTGTCCGTTGATGAAGTACGCGGTCGCCACGTCCCACTCGGGGATGTGGTCGCGCAGGCGGGTTCCGCGGATGTCCTTGTATTCGGGCGCCGCGTTGGCGAGCCGGGTCTCGTAGCGCCGGTCGTGATTGCCCATTGTCCGGCGCTTCTTCGCGCCCGGCGCCGCCTCGTCGATCTCCGCGAGGCGCGTCTTGATGCACTTCACCTCGTCGTTCACGTCGAGGCGCTTCTCCCACCCGCGCGCGGCGTGGCGCGAGACCTTGGCGAGGTCGATGATGTCGCCGTTGAGGCAAATACATTGCGGCTTGAGCGCGCGCGCGACCGCGAGAAGCCCGCGGTGCGCCGTCGGCAGGATGTCGGGGAAATAGTGCGCGTCCGAGCCGACGATCCACACCTCGTCCTCGACATCGAGCGCCACGATCTGATCCTCCTGTTCGACCCAATTGGTCGGAAGGAGGTTGCGCGCCGATGCGTCCCTTGAGATCGGCATATTGCGGCGCCGCTCGATGGCGGCGCGGCGCGCATAGACGCTACGGATACCGACTCCTAGCTCGCGCGCCACGCCTGCGGCGCCGAGCCTCTCGAACATCTCTACGAAGTTATCTTCCGTTGTTTGGGGGGCGGCCATAGTTCCTCGGTCACAATCTCCCCTCCTGTGTTGGGATCGACCTCCTTGGCTACTGCAATTGCGTCGTGCGTGCTGCGTCCACAAATCATCGCGGCCATCGCCGCCTTTCCGCCGGTGCCGATGGCGTAGAACCTGCACCCGTTGGCGACGGGGTTGAGCCCGGCGTACCACACGAAGATTTCCCCGGGCTCGCCGCGCTTCCTGCCGCGCAGTTCGAGCCCGATGATCTCGGCATCGGGGCCGAACACGGGGCGCGACCTCTCGCGCCGTCCGGCCTTGAGCCACTTCACCGCCATCTCGATCAGGTCGGCGTCGCCAGCGAAGCCGAACAGGGACTTGCCGATGCGCTCGATCTTGCGCGATGGGTACTTGATGTCGTCGGTCGTCATCGAGTCCGCCGACATCCGCAGGCGGTCGCAGATAATGGCGGTCATGGCATCGGCGGCAGTTCGTTCGATGGCGGCGGCTCGCCCGGCCACCCCTCCTCGATGTTGATGGTCTCGGGTGCGTCGGACGCCTCGATCTCGCGCTTCATCGCCCACGAGCGACGGAACACGGCGTCGTGGTGACGAAACATCGCGAGCAGGAGGCCGCGAAGCTCCTCGGCGGTCATGGCGACCGCGGTGTTATCCGCTGCGCGCCACACAAAGCCCTCGGGCAACGGCGCCCCTGCGGCGATCAGCGTGATCGCCATGTTGAGGCGCATCATCGAGTGCGCGTCGGCGGCGAACTCGCGGCCCATGTATTGCACCGGGCGCATGAGCGCGCGCTCGCGGCGCAGGTTCACGCGATCCATGCGCGAGCGACGGCGCTCGACGAGCGACGGGCCGGGCGGCGCGTCCGGGGCGTTGCCCCCGGCGAGCCATTCCGTATAGGCAACCCAACGCGGGTCGCTCGCATCCGGCAGGATGTGGGCGCCCTCGTCGCGGTCGAACACGCCGCGCGGGCGAAGTTCGTAGCGGGGGCGCATCACTCGCGCCCACGCCGCGCGATGCGGCGCTCTACTTCGTCGTTGATGTGCTTCGTGAGCTTCTCGCCCGCATCGCCCTCGCCGAAGTTGAGCGCCTCGTCGATGGTGGCCGCGAGGGATTCGCTCATGGCGTCGGCGGCTACGAGTGCGGCGCGCGCCTCGCGCAACGCCGTATGCAGGCGGGCGAGTTGATTGAGTTGCGCGACAAGCCGCGCGTCGATGTGTCCACTCATGCTGATTCTCCCGTTAAACGACTGCGCCCCTAACCTGTGTGCCGTTGTTCCCACCGAGCCAAGTGACGGCGACGCCGTTGGTGAAAACTGCCGCGCCGCCCGCGCCCGGGCTCCCGCCGGGCACCGCGCCGCCTAGTCCGGCGCTGCCAGCTTGCCCCCACTCACCACCATTGCCGCCGTTTGGCGAGCCGCCGAACCCGTAGGAGGACTGATCGCCCGCCGTGCCTGCGCTGCCCGTCCCTGAGCCGCTGCCGCCACCACCGCCATTGAACCCCTGCCCGCCGCCGCCGCCGCCATATCCGGGCGCGAACTGATTGCCACCACCACCACCACCACCACCACCACCACCAAAGATATAGCCGTTGGTGTTGTCGATGCTGATTCCCGAGGGAATGTTCGACAACACTACGGCGCGCTGGCCGTCCTCGCCCGCGCCGCTAGGGGCGTTGCCGCCCGCGCCACCGCGGCCATAGATGAAACCGTTGTTGATGAGCCTGCACTCGCTCCCCGCCGGGAAGGTCTGCCACAACATCGAAACGCTACCGCTCTGCACGTCCTGATTGCCGACATAGACGCCGGAGTTGACCGTGACCCATACCCGGGCGGGCTTCGTGTTGTCGTAGCCGAGCGCCGCCGCCGCGTTGCCGACGTTGTAGTTGTAGGTGTTCGCGGCGATGGTGAGGAAGTAGGACGGCAACCCGCCGCCGCGCGCCATCTTCATCGCGCCGAAACCGACGAACAGGCCATGTGCGTCGTAGCAGATTTGGAACCTGTCGCACCCCGCCCACTCGGCAAGCCCGCGATGATGCTCGACCGCCTGCGCGGGCGGAGCATAGAGCGCCGGGATCAGCGTCGCGAGTATCGTCGGGATAGTGAAGTGCCGCAAGCGCGACGCCCTCGAATGCTTCATCACGCCTCCCGCTTCCCGAGGTGGATCACATCCCACGTCGCGCCGCCGTCGCGCGTCGTGGCGGAAAACAGGTTCGTCCCGCTGTTCTCGAACGAGTTGTCCGGCGGGCGCGTGCCGCCGATCCACTTGAACGAGGTCGGCCATGTGATCTTGAGGTCGGCGGAGCGCCTGCCGTCGTAAAGCTCGAACATGATCGTCTGCGAGATGTTGTTCGCCGGGGCGCCGCTGATCGCAACCGTGAACACATCCGCCTCGTTCGTCGGCGCTTGGAACCAAAAGTGCGACCCGAGGTTGACCTGCATCGTCACCGTGCCGCCCGCGCCGACCTGCCCGTAGGAGATGAAGGACTCGCGGATGCGCGTGACATCCGCCGCGGCGCGCGAGGTCTGCCCGATGGCCGCGCCGTCGATGCTGCCACCGTCGATGTTGACGTTGGTGTTGGCCTGCGTCGCCATCGACGCGAGCCCGTGAACCGAGGTGCCGGTGGCCGCGATGTGCGCGGCGAGGTCGGAGATCGCCTTCGTGAGGTTGCCCCACAGTTGCATGAACTTCGCGAAGAAGCCGCCGCCGCCGGAGGTCGCGGTAAGGTTGCCGCCCGCGTCGTAGGTGAACGAGATGGGGTTCTTGATCGAATCCCACGCGCCGCCGCCGTTCACGCTGCGCTCCGCGTTGATCGCCGTGATGTTGTAGCGCCCGCCCCCGACATCGGCCCATGTGAGCGTGAGCCGAACGATGTAGGTGCCCTTCGTGAGCGTGATGGACGCAGGCCGCTCCGCGGTGCCGCCGGACTGCGCGTAGGCGTAGTCCTTGAAGATGCCCGCGGACAGGATCACGTCACGCAGCGCGGACTGATTGTTCTGGATGTCGGCGATGGTCGCGGCGCCCGCGTCAACGGAGCCATCGGGTTGGGCTGAGTCGAAATCGGTGTACGCCATGCGTCACACTCCCTTGAAGTTCACATAGCACTCGACAGCCTGTTTGACGTTCGATGGATTCAGAACGAAGGCGTCGAAGCCGTTATTCCGGTTGCAAATGATGTTCGAGGCCGCGTTATTGAGGCCGTTGAGAACCGTGCGGTTGGCGACCGCGCCCGCGTTCCATATGGCTTGATTGACCGCCGCGCCGTCGCCGCTGCCGTTCTTGATGTTGATGGCGCGAAAGAGCGCGCGGCGCTTCCCGGTCGTGTCGCCTTCGAGGACTATGGCGACGCCGCTGATCGTCTTGCCTTGCACAGCAGCGAGCGGAACCTTGCGCGTGTACCACGCGCGGAAGCCATTGCCATTGCCATTGTTCGACGCCGCACCATCCTGATCGGTCGGCCCGAAACCGCGCAGATAGCTTCCGTCGGTAAAATAGATGTCGATGCCGCCATCGCCTGAGTCGTCAACGGCGTACTGATCCCACCACAAATAGTCGCCCGCGGAGATCACATAGGAGGGCGAGTCGATCTTGTAGTATAGGTAGAGGTTGCCGGAGTCCGCGAAATCGGCCTCCAACAAAATCGCCTCGCCGGGCACGGGATAGAGCGCGACCTGATCGTAAAGCCCCGTGAGCGAGACCGAATCGTTGCCCTTCGGCTGCACCGTGATGTTGATGGCCGAAAAGTAGGTATTGTTGAGCGCAACGAGCTTCGGCCCCGAGGAGGAGGTCGTGATGTTCTGCGCCTCCTCGCGCGGCACGACATCGACGCGCGCGGTCGGCGCGTTCCTGATCCTCATGCGCCCCGTGGTCTCCGCGCGGAGCTTGATGTAGCGGAACGTCGTCTTGGCGCTCGTGCCGGTGAGTTCGTCCCAATTCGTGCCGTCGGTGGACACGAGAATCTTCTTGGTGGCCGCGCCGGAGATGTCCAACAAGTCCCACGTCGCGGTGATATTTCCGCTGATCGTGGCGCCCACGTCCCACGATTCGGTTTCGAGCGACGACGTACCCGAGCCCCCGTAAGTGAGGAGGGGGTTCGTGTAGGTGTTCATCGCCGCGGTGAACGTGGCGTTCCACGTCGCGCTCGCGAACTGCGTGACGTAGGTCGTGAACGAGTCGCCGGGCACAACCCACCCGAACATATTGGACAGCGTGGGCGAGGTGAATTGGTGATTTTGGAGCGCGAACGCGCCCGCGTCCGACGTAACCGCCACGTCCGCGGTGAGCGCCGTGGCGGTCTCCTGCCCGTAGGGGTTGCTGCCGTTGCGAACCGAGTCGAGCGCCTTCACATGGAAGCGCCATGTGCCGCTCGCGATGCCGCGCACGCGAGTCGTGAGGGCGTTGATGCGGTCGATGAGCTTCGCGTCCTCCCACGCCTCGGAGGTCGTGCCGTACCTGATCTCGTAGTTGGTGATGTCGAGATCGACCGCGGCGGGCCACGAGAGGATCACCTCGCCGCCGAGTTCGATGGCGGTGAGCGCGGCGCCCGCGCCCCATGTGGGGATGATGCCCTTGCCCTGCGCCTCAAGCGTGAACGAGACCGCGGCGCTTTCCACGGCGGTCGTCGAGACAACCGAGACATCGACGCGGTAGGTGCGTGCCTGTTGCACCGGGGGCGTGCGATATTCCGGCGTGCCGCGCACCGTCGAGGTGTCGATGATGTTCGAGCCGCCGCCGGTGATGTCGGTGAAGGTGATCCGGTAATGATCGACGAACGGGAAGTTCGCGGGCGCAGTCCACGACACCTTGAAGCGCGACAGGTAGCCGCCGATGGTCTGCTCCTGATACACCTCCTCGACCATCGAAAGCCCCGTGACAACCGACGGCGAGTTCGGCGAGGGGAGCCCCGTGTCGGGGATCGTCGGCGTGGTCTGCACCTCGTCGGAGTAGAAGTCCGGTTGATACTCCGAGCCAACGACGCGGAACCTCCCGGGCTCGTATTGCTCGCAGTCGATTGTGCGGAAGGGCTTGGCGCTGAATCCCTCGTCGTCGGTGAGCGCGAACACATCGCCGCGGCGCAGTTGCAAGGCGAGGTCGGGCGCGCGGAAGCTCACCGTCAGGTCGCCGAGCGTGTATTCGTTGAGGTAGCGCACGCCCATCCGGTACGCCTCGGAGTGACGTTGGATGCCGGGGTAGTAGAGATTCGTTTCCCGCCACGGCGTCGTTCCCGCGTCCACGCCCGGCGCCTTGAGGCGCACCGTCGCGTCTGCCCAAGGCGTAACCGTCGTGTCCGTGTAGTGGATCGTGACGACCGTAGGCATCTCGCCCGTGCCGCGCTGCACGATCTCGATGGACTCGGCGAGATACGAGCCCGGCGTGAACGTCACCACGGGCGAGGCCGCGGCGTCGGGGATCATATAAACCTGCCCGTCCTCGCGGTGCAGGAACACGCCCGCGTAGCCGCGCAGGGCCTCCTCCACGTTGTCCACCGTGGATTGCTTGTCGATCACCACGCCGATCAGGCGGCGGGCCTCGGCGGGCGAGCCGATCATCTCCTCGGCCTTATCCGCGCAGTCCGCGACCGACTGCCAGTTCAACGCCTCGCCGCGGCCATAGACCTTGTTCTCGATGAACTCGGCGAGCGCGAGAACCGGGTTGTTGGTGTAGAGGCGATTCGCCTGCGCGTCGGGGTCGAGGACGCCCTCCACGTTGCCCGCATCGGTGTCGAAGAACGTGGGCGGTATCCCCGACCCGAGCCACATCATCGGCCACGAGAACACCGTCGCGAACGTAGGGAAGTTCGCGATGGTGCGCCCGGCGAGCGGGCGGGAGCCGAGTGCCCCGTGGCCGAGCATGGCGCCTTACGCGGCTTGCGCCTCGCCCTCGACGGGCGGCGGGTCGAGGAGGTTCCACGCCGGGAACATCACCTCCGGCGCGTAGAACTTGGCGATGACGTTCTTCACCTCGACGACCTCCTCGGAGGTGAGGACGCAGTTGCCGCCCTCGTGGCGCGAGGCGCGCGCGATCTTGTTGGCGATCTGGCCGCGCTCGTACTTCTTGCGCCCGTCGATTTGCTCGTCGCGGTAGTCCACCGACAGCGCGTTGATGCACACATCGCGCAGGTTGAGCGCCTTGTCCGAGCGCGCGGGGCGACCGTTGACGGGCGGCTTCTGGAAGTCGATCTCGTGGATCGCCTCGCCGTCGAAGCCGATGAGGGTTGCGTTGACGTTGATGCGGGGCATTGCTTTCCTCCTTTGTGCGTTAGCGGGGTTGCTACGCGCGCGCGGCCTTGGCCGTGGCGACGTAAAGCGAGCGCAAGGCGCGAATGAGTTGCGCGTGCGTCATGCTTTGTCCGGTCGGGTTGCCCTGCGGGTCGATGATCGGAAACGACTCCTGCGCGTCCACGGTCAGGATGAGCGAATCGCGCTCCTTCGTTGTCTCCCCCTCGGGCGTCGTGGTAACGACGACCTCGTGGAACTTGAAGTGCGGCCCGTCCGATCCGGGCGTTGCGGCGTTGTTGTTTACGACCTCGATGCGCGCGCAGCGCACCGTGCGCGTTCCGGTGATGTTGATGTTCTCTTGCGAGTAGTCCATCTCTTTTTTCCCTCCGTGTTTAGGTGTTGTAGTAGGGCACCTTACGGTTCGTGCCGCCGACGTTGATAATCCAATAACCCACCGGGGTCGCGGGAAGCGCAGAGGCGCCGCCAGCAGCGCCAACCGTCGTTGCCGTTCCGTTGCCGATGCCGATGCCCGCGGCGCCGACTGTTGGCGCCGCGGCGCTCACGATCATCGTGAACGCTTGCATCCCTGTGGCATCTATCTGCGCCCATACAACCCCGTTCTTGACGAAACGGAACTTGTTGATCCCGATGGCGTTCGTGCTATTGAAGTCCCACGACGTATTGGCCTCGTCGAGCGCGATCTTGTTCGTTCCCGTCGCGAGCCAAATCTTGTCGCCCCATTCGTCGGGGAACCTGATAACCCACGTCGAGGCGAGTTGCAGGGAGCTTGCCGTCGGCTGCGCGCTCGATCCGACGTGAAGCGCGCCGGTGCAGAACACCCGCGTGGAGCTCGCGCCGAAGTAATAGGAGAAGTTATCCCCGGAATCGACAAGGATTCCGCCAACACCAACGCCCATCACGCGCGTCGTTGTGCCGTCGCCGCCGCTCGCGTTCGTGCTATCGAATCTAAGAGCGCCGTTGACGTTGCCTGCGGTGCTTGTCGAGCGGAGCGTGATGGAGCGGAAGCTCGTTGTGTCTGCGCCGACGTAGAGATCGCCAGTTGAGCGGAGCGAAAGAATAAACGACCAAGTTACCGCTCCGCCGCCAGCCGCGGAGGCGCTATAGCGCCAGAAGAACCCATCCCCCAACGAGCCATCGTTGAACATCCCGAACGTCCACGCCGCCGCAGTAGCGATGCGCGTCCATTGGGTGCCCGTCCAATAAGCGTTTTGCGTGATGTGAAGATCGGCGCCACCGGAAAGCGCGGCAATGGAGCCACGTCCTCCTACCTGCACGACGCCATTGCCCGCCGACGCCTGCCACGACGAGATGTTGGAGGCCACGTCGATGCCAACGCACAGGCCCGGGAAGGCGAGCGAGCCGCCCGCGATCCCCGCGGGGAAGTCAAGCCACACATTCTTGGCGCCCTCGGAGAAGTTCACCGCCGCGTTCGCGTTGCTCGACGAGATGACGGTCGAGCGCGTGAGCGTGTTCGCCGCGGAGTAGGTTCCGACCCCGACCTCCCACTCGCCGGTGAGCGTGCCATCGGGGTTGATCCCCTCGATGACGTAGAACATCGTGTCGCCGATGCTGCACACCGCGGAGAAGGCGCGGTATCCGAGCGCGGCGCCGGAAAGCGCGAAGTTGCCCGTCCCGGTGGACGAGCTAGTTTCCCTGATCCGATCTCCGAATTGGCGCGGCATAGGTCAGTCCTCTAAGGCAATTGCGCGTACACCGTCGCGGTGAGCGTCGTGTTGCCGGTGGCGTTGTTGTTGAGCCTCACCACGAGTTCCCAATGCGTCGTCCTGTCCACGACGACGTGCGAGCCGCCGGTGCCCGAATAGATCGAGGAGGCGCCGGTGGCGAGGTCGATCTTCACGACGTAGGAGATGGGCGTGCCGCCCGAGTACGCGAGCCCCACGCCCGCGGAGTGCGTGGCGCCCGCGTCCTTGTTGATGCTGATGGACACCGAGCGGATGAGGAGGTCATCCACGACCGCCCACGAGAAGCTGCGCCCCGACAGGATCGCGGGGTTGAAGTCCATCGCGGTCATGCGGTGCGCGGTCATGGTCTCGTCGCGCGCCTGTGCGGCGTTCTGTTCGAGCGCGACCGTGCCGACGTTCGCCCACGAGGTCGTGAGGTTCTTGTAAACCTGATAAAAGATGTTCCGCGGGTCGTATGCCTTCGCCCACTTCACGATGAAGGCGATGTTCTCGAACCCGAATTCGAGGCCCGGCGGAATCCGCAGGACCGAGTAGGCGATGTTGGGGAGCGCGTCGGCGTAGGTCACGTCCTTCGCGGCCCACGCGGCGACGAGCCACGGGTCGGGCGTCTGCGTCGAGGTGCCGAGGTAGTCCACGCGCTGCACCGCCGCGGGCGCGGCCTCGTTGTCGAACTCGACCGCCTCGACCGCCTCGATGGGGCCGCGGCCATGCACGCACAGCACGAGGAGATCGTCGCCGTAGGTGACGGCGTGCGCGATGAGCGCGCCGATCCGCACGCGCCCGTAGCCGAAGCGCAGGGGCGAATCGAGCGCGGCGAGCGTGAGTTGCACCTCGCGCGGCTTCGTGGCCGTGGCCGCGAGCGGCGCATAACCCGGGGCGGAAAAGCCCGCGGGCGGGATGATCGAGACCGTCGTCGTGCTGCCGCGGGTCGCGCCGCGGCCTCCCGAGCGCGTCGGGAAGGTTGGCGCACCGCCGCGGGAAAGCGGGTTCGTCATGCCACCACCACGAGATCGACCTGCACGTTGAAGAAGGTCGGGCTCGCATAGCGCACCTTCGGCTTCCCGACGAAGGCGCACTCGTACTGCGTGCCGCGGTGCGTGTAGTAGATCGAGACCGTCCGGTTGTCGGCGTAGAAGGTTTCGAGCGTCTGCACCTCCGCCGCGGTGAGGAGCGGATGGATCACGGTGATCCGCGGCTTGTCGTCGTGCAGGATGCGGACGCGGAACGTGCCGTCGCCCATGCGGTCGGCCACGAAGGCGTCGTTCTCGCCGTCGGGCGCGGTCTGGATGTCGGTCGGCAGGTCGGGATAGGCGTTAGGCATTGCGGCGCTCCACCTTCAACACCTTCGAGCCCCACGGGATCAGGGTTCCGGCCTCCACGAGGATCGAGAAGCCCGTCGCCGCGCAAATGCGCTCGCGCGGGCAAAGCATCTTTCCCGAGTTGAGGACGGCGAGTTCAATGTTCACGCTGCCCTGCGCGATGCGGCTCCCGGTGCCGACGCCCGAGAACACGAGCGCGGGATCGAGCGGGCCTACGGCGTTGTCGTCGTACTGCCACACCTTCACCTCGCGGTCGGTCACGCCCTCCAACAAAAGCAACGTGCGGAGCGTCGCGTCGTAGTCCCATATCGAGATGCCCGCGCGGTCGCCGCCCATGCCGAGCGCGATGTCGGCCTTGACGGGAATCCACACATTCCCGTTCCACGACGAAAGCGTGCCGGTCGAGTAGCGCAGGAGCGTCGAGAAGGCCATCTCGATCAGGTACGCCGGGCGGGTGATCTTGCCCGCGATGGCGCTTTGCATCCCGACGGAAAGATTGCGACCCATCTACGCCCCCACCTGTACGGTCGAGCGGTCATCCATCACGCGCACGGTCACGTTGACGTTGTGATCGGCGTTGGCCGCGATGGTGTCGGCGGCGCCGTCGAGCGTGGTGGCCGCGGAAATCATCTTCTCGGCGGCGGCGTCCATCGCCTCGGAGGCCCGGCTCAGCACCGAGCCCGGGTTGTTGGCGTTGTCGCCCTCGATGTCGGCGCCGATCTCGTTCAAGCGCGCCGTCACGGCCTCGTCGAGGCGGTCGAGCCCGGCGAGGAACTCGGCGCGGCGGAGGCGCTGTTGCTCCGGCGAGAGCATCCCGAAGGTCTCGTTGATGTTCGCGTTGGCACGCTGCGCGACGCGCGCGATCTCCTCGGGGTCGGTGAGGGTCGAAATGGACTCGAACAGGCGTTGCGCCTCGTTGCGGAGGTAGTCGTAGCGTTCCTGATCCGTGAGCCCGCCGAGTTCGAGGTTGCGGCGCGTGTCGGAGAACATCTCCGACATCGCCTCGCGCACTTGATGGATTTGTACGAGGAGGTTCGCCTGCGCCTCGACGTAGGCGTTGGTCGCGGCCACAAGCTCCTCGGCGCTCGCCGAGCCCGCGTTGAACGCCGTCACCACCTCGTCGAGCGCCTCGCCCGCGGCGCGGTAGGCGCCCATGCCCGTCGAGCCCGCGATGAAGGCGTCGGCGCGCTCGCGCGCGGCCCCGGGCGCCGTGAGGCGCGACATCGTGGCGTAGCTCCCGGCGAAGGTGAGAACGCGGTCGATCTCCTCCGCGGTGGCCGTGGCCGCGTTGAGCGAGTTCACGAGGCGCTTCACCACGTCGGGCAGTTCGCTCGCCTGCACGGCGGCGAGGATCATGCGCCTCGTTTCGAGGTCGAGTTCCTGTTGGAACTGGCCCTCGTCGCGCGGGGCGTCGTCGTTGAAGTTGCGATAGAGGACGTTGCCCTGTGCGTCGCGCACGATGCCGTGGATGAACCCGGGCGCGGTGCCGCGCGGGTCGGCGCTGAATCCGAGCCCGAGTTGCAGGCCGGTATTCGTGCCGCCGAGGTTGCGAAGCGTGGCGAAGAAGCCCTCGGCGACGGTGCGCGTGAGCCTCTCGGCCTGCGCGCTATGCTGATTGTCGCCGTTGATGTCCACGAGCCGCGGGCCGTTGAGGGAGCCGAGGAACTGCCCGCCGCCGCTCCACGAGCCCGCCCACGCGCCCTGTTCCTTCGGCCCGCCGCCGTCCTTGAACAGGGAGCCGATGGCCGAGCCGATGGCCGAGCCGATCAACGCGCCAATCGGCCCCCAAATCGAGCCAATCGCGCCGCCAATCGTGCCACCGACGTTCATGCCCGTGGCGTTGCGCTGATTGCCCCAAAGCGCGTGCGAGGTGGAGCCGACGAACATCCCGACGCCCGCACCGGCGAAGGCGTTGCCCCACATCCCGCCCTCGCCGCCCCAAGTATTGTTGGCGAGGCTGAAACCGGAGCCGAAGGAGCCGCCGCCCGGCCCGCCCGTGATCTGCGCGCCGGTGCCGCCGAACCCTGCGATCACGCGCAGCACGAGCGGCTTCACGAACGCCTTGTAGATTTGGTCGGCGACCTCGGTCTTGAAGGTGTTGAGGATGGATTGCGTAAACGCCTTCCACCCGGCCTTGCCATCTTCGAGCATCCGCACGAACCCGTCGCGGAACGTGCTGTCGATGCGCTTGACAAAATCCTTCCACTCCTCGGTCGAGGATTCGGTCACGTCGCCGAAGCGGTTTTCGAGTTCCTCGACCGTCTTGAGGAGCGCGGGGTTGTCCTTCGCGAGCGCCCGCATCGTTTCGAGGATCGTCTTGATCTGCGGCACGAGCTTCTCGCGCAGCGCGCTCGCGGCCTTCGTGATGTGAAGGGCGCCCATGAGCCCGCCCTCCTCGCCCCCGGCGCGCTTGATCTCGTCGAGCTTGCGGGAGAACTCCGCGAGGAGTTGCTCCGCCTCGCGCTTCGCCTCGTCGAACTTGGCGTTGTCCACGGCCCCGAGGATCAGGGAGCGAATTTCGTCGGCGAGCCCCTCCTCGCCGTTGGCGACGGCTTGCTTGAGCTTCTCGCCGTACTTCTGCACGGCTTCGAGGACGGCGGCGCTTTCGAGGTCGCCGCGGCGCTTCGCCACCTCGGCGGCGATGCCGAGGCGCTCCTCGCCCGCCCGGCGCTCGTAGTCGTTGATCTCCTGCGCCGTGCGTTGCTCGACCGCCTGCCGCTCCCGGCGGACGGCTTCGAGTTGCGCGCGCAGGCGCACGATGTCGGCGCTCTTGTCCGTCCATTGGCCCTCGGCCTCGGTGAGCCTGAGTTGCCGTTCGAGCGCCGCCTCGCGCTGCGCGAGCCCGTGGAGTTCGATGGCCTCGATGGCGCGGTAGTAGTCGCGCGCGGCCATCTCGCCCTCCTTGTAGGCTTGCTTGATGACTTCGACGCGGCGCTTCGTGAGGTCGGCGTCGCGCTCCATCTCGGCGCCGGTGCGCGCCATGCCGGTCGTGTAGCTGCGCGCGCCGTACACCTCGCGCATGAGGAGTTCCTCGGCGCGGCGGAAGTCCGGCCCACTCAAGCCGCCGAAGTCGCGATAGAGGCGGTTCTGCGCCTCTCGCGCGCGTTCGGTGAGCGTGCCCGACTGCCCCATCAACGTGCGGAAGGCGGGCTCCTGCGCGAGGCGGCGGTTCTCGCGGTCGAGTACGCGGCTCGCCTGATCCTCGCGGTTGCCCATCTCGTTTGCGGCCTTCTTCACGGCCTCGGCGAGCTTCTCGTATTCGCGGGTGAGCTTGATGACCTCCGCGACCTCCTGATTGGCGAGCCCGTGCATCCCGCGCTCGCGCAGGTCGGCGGCGATGCGCGTGCGCGCCTCGATCTCGGCTTGTAGCTGCGCGATGCGCCCTTGTTGGCCCTGCGCGGTGTAGGAGAAGGCGTTGACCGGGTTCGCGAATGCGGCCACACCCTTCGCGAGCGCCCACATGGAGCCCCAAAACCCGGCGCCCTCCTCGCGCGCCTTCCGCATCTTCTCGGCGATGCCGTCGAACGCATCCCCGGCGATGGCGAGTTGCCCGGCGATGGCCTTGCCGACGCCGGATTGCGCGACCTCGCGCTTGAGGAGTTCCCACCCGCTCGCCATGCGATTCACGGCGACGTTCACGTTCTGGCTCGCGCCCTCCACCGAGCCCGAGAGTTCCGAGCGGAGTTGTTGCGCGAACTTCGGCAGGAAGTCGGCGGCGATGACTTGCCCTTGTTCGAGCATCTTGCCGAGTTCCTGCGTGGTGACGCCCATCGCGCGCGCCGCGATCTGGAAGGCGCCCGGCAGGCGCTCGCCCAATTGCCCGCGAAGCTCCTCGGCCTGCACCGTGCCCTTCGAGATCATTTGTTGCACGGCGAGGAGCGCGCCCTCGGCCTCGGAGGCCGAAAGCCCCATCACGGTCGCGGCCTCGCTCACCGCGAGGAACACTTGGCGGGCCTGCGCGCCCTCCATGCGCGTGCCGCGCGACGCGGCCATGAGCTTGCCGTAGGCGTTGCCCGCGGAGTTGATTTCGAGGCCGAGGCGCTGCGCGGTGGAGATCACGAAGTCCATCTCGCGCTTCACGTCGGCCTGCCCGCCGCCGGTGGCGAAGCGCAGCGTCGTCGCGAACTTCTCCGCGTTCGCCTGCGCCGTGAGCATCGCGCGGCCCACGCCTACCACGATGTCGCCGACTTGCTTGAGCGTGTAGCCGCCGACGGCGAGCCCGGTGAGATTGCGCCCGAAGCGCGCGGCGTTCTCGGCTGCGGCGAGGAAGCCCTTGGAGGACTGCTCCGCCGACTGCGCGATGCGCTTGCCGCTTTGATCGGCCTCACCGCCCGCGGCGCGGAGCGACTTGGCGAGCTTCTGCACCTCGGCCTCGGCAAGGCGCACCGAGCCCACGAAGCCCGCGCCGTCTGCGCGGAGCCTTACGCCGAAGGTGACATTGTTCGCCATCTATCGCTTCTTCCGGGCCACGATCTCGGAGAATTCGGCGAGCGCCGCGCGCTCCATGAGTTGAAGGTCGAGGAACACCTCGGGCTTCCCCTGCACCTCAAGCGTGTCGAGGGTGGCCTTCACGCTTGCATAGTCGAGTCCGAGGTAACGCATGAAGCCCATCCCCGCTGCGACCCGCCATTGGGTTTGACAGAGGCGAAAGATGCAGACCGTCGTCCAGTTCTCGGGAAAAACCTCGAAGGCGTCGCTATCCTTCGAGGTTTCCCGTGCCATCTCCTCCACGACTTCCTCCGGCGCCCCTCCGCGCCGGAGTTCTGCAATCACTTCTTCGTCGCTGCCGTCCTTGCCGCTCCCGCCACGCGCCCAATGCCGCGCGGCGTCCGTCAGTTTTTTACGCGGGCGTCCGTCACCGAGTCGAGGAAAGCCTTGACCGTCGTCGGCTGCGTCGGGTGAATCGCCATCACCTTGTCGCGGTTGGCGATGTTGAATTCGAGCGGGCGACCTTCTTCGTCGGCCACGCCCTCCCACCCGACCATGAACTCCTCGATGATCTGCTCGTCGGTCATCTCGTTGTCGATGAGCTTCTTGCCGAACGCCTTGAGTTCGTCCTTGTCGAGCCGCTTGAACTTCGCCTTGAACTTCACCATGCCCCGACTGCCGTCCTCCATCATCATCGGCACGTTGACGTTGACGAAGTACGCGGGGCTCGTTGCTACCTTGAACATCAATCCCTCCTGTGGGGTTGGGGTTACTTCACGGTGATCGTGAACTCGTCGTTGCCGTTGACGCCGTTCGGCACCATCACGAGCCCGTAGGTCGTCATGGAGATACCGTCGGAGTCGGAGTAGCGCGGCGCCGTGACCTGCGTCTTGGGCGCGTCGAGGACGACGATGTTGCCCGCCACGGTGCCGTGCTGGCATTGGAGCGCCGCCGTCGTCGCCGCGGCGACCGCCGTCCAAAAATTCTTGTCGGCGTTCTTCATCGACTCCATCACGACCTCGCCGGACACCTTGCGGTCGGTGATGAGGATGGATTCGCCGCCGATCAGGGAGCGATGCACGACGTTGTTGCCGAGATCGACCGAGAGGGAGTCGGCCACCGGCGAATAGCCCTGCAACGTGAAGGGCGTCGTGTTCGCGGTGAGCGCCGGGACGGGCTTCGTGAACCCGGTGTAGTCGGTGGCGATGGCCGCGGTGTCGGTCGGCTCCGTGTAGAGACCCGTGAAGCGGAAGGCGTACACGGGGATGTTGTTGGCCTGCACCCGGCACGTCACGGTGCCGCGCGCGCCCGTGAGCTTGTGGAGCAAGCCGTCCATGTTGAAGTAGATCGTGTTGGACTCGAACGCGGCGGAGACCGGCGCGTACACCACGCTCACGGCGGCGTTGATGGTCTCGGCCATGCCGCACGCGCGCAGGAGGACGCCGTACTTCGGCACCGTGCCCGCGGCACCGGCGCCCGCCATCTCCACCTCGAAGTCCACCATCGCGCGCATCCGCGTCGGCAGGTTCTCCGAGTTGCCGAAGTAGGGCCGTTGCAGGTCGCGCGGCGCGTAGTCCACTTCGAGCGGCGTGAGGTTGAGGTTGCGGACGAGGATCGAGTTCGCCGCGGCGAAGGCGCCGGGATCGGTTCCGTACACGGCCTCGATCTTGGCGTGGATGACAGCCTTGCGCTTGAACAGGGGGGTCGCCATGATCTAGCTCCTTACTTGGTGATCTTGGGGTCGTGCTTCACCGGGCCGGTGTCCTTCGTGCGCTCGACGAGCCTGCGCTTGCCGCCCTCCACGACGTAGCTGCCGCCCATCCCGGCGTTCTCGTCCGCCTCGGGCTTCGCCGAGGGCGCCGCCGGGGCTTCGTCTTTCATCGCGTCCTTCGCCATGACTTGTCTCCTTTAGCCCGTGATGTAGGTCGCCGTGAGGTATGCGTCCTGCCACCACAACGAAAACTCGTTCCACTCAAGGAGCCGACCTTGTGCAAAGATCATCGGCTCCGCGTCCGCCTCGGGCTCCCATGCGAGGAGCGCGCTACGGATCGCCGCTCGCAAGTCCTCCAAGGCGTCTTGGCCGCGCTCACCGCGCAACCGCCCTATGTCCTGCATCGCGATCACCACGCCGATCTGCGACTCGACGCGCTGGATCACGCGCCCGCTCGCGCGCTCGTTGTCGCCTGCGTCGTCGCCAAGTTCCACGACGAACACCGCCGGGAACTGGATCGCGCCCTCCTTGGCCGAGGCGAGGTCGAGCGCGGTGCCGACGAACGACACGAGGTTCGCGGAGACCTGCGAGCGGATGCGATCCGCGATGCCTGACACCTTCATGCCTGATTAGCTCCTTCGACGTAACGTGCCAGTTGTCCCATGACGACGGACTCCCAAGCGGGGGGCATCCCCGAGAGGGGCAGGAAGGGGCGGGGCGGGATCGTGACCTTCTTCGCGAAAATCGGCTTCTTCGAGCCGCGCGGCACGAAGCGCAGCATCTTCGCGTACACGGGATGAATCTCCGCGCCGAATTGATGCACCGGCGCGTAGAACACATTGGTCCCGATCACGACCTCGTTCGGGCGCGTCACGTTGTAGTTGATCGAGTTGCGAAGCCGCCCCGTGTCGAGGAGCGGTTGCCCGGCGCGCGTCTTGAGCGGGCGCCACTTGTTCCCGTAGGGATCGGCGCCCTCGCGGAAGTTCGCGCGAATCTCCTCGGCGATGGAGCCGCCGAGCGCCGCCATCACCGGGCGCAGGTTCTCCCCGCGCCTGCGAAGCTCCGCGAGCGCGCCAAGCGCGCTCGTGTCGGTGATGGCAAGCTCGAACTTCACGGCCCCGCCGGGATGATCGAACAGGCGCCGGTGCCCGAGGGCATCGTGCCGGGCGGGCACGCCGGGATGGCGGTGTCCTGCGTCGAGCCGAACGTGCCGGTGCCCGCGTTGGCGTCGCGCCCGCCGGTGGCGTTGTAGGTCGTGGTCGTCGTCGTGTTGTTCGTCACCGACGGCGCCATGCCGAGCCCCATATCGCGCAAGGCGTTGACCGAGGTCGCGTGCGAGCCCTGCCACGCGCCATAGAGCGCGGTGCGCTCCTCGGCGGCGTAGCGCGCGGTGGCAATCGCCACGTCGGCGGACTTCTTGGCCGGGTACACGATGCCGCCGAGCGTGATGAGGCGGTCGGCTACGGCGAACGCATAGTCCCACCCGTCCTTGGGCGGAGCGACCTGCGGCATCGGGGCGCCCTGCCCCATCGCGAGCGCGAACGTGGCCGCGACGCGCGCGGTGGCGTCGCCACCCTCGGCGATCTTCGCGAGCGCGTTGTAGCGCGCCGTCTGCGCCGCGGCGTAGGCTTCGGCCTGCGCCTTCGAGGCTTGCAGGTAGGCGTCATACGCGCACCCGGAAAGCGCGAACAGGGCCACGAGGAGCCCGAGGATCGTTGCGATGCGGTTCTTCATGTGAACCTCCACGAAAAGGGCGGGGAACGGCGCCGCACGGCGCAGGAGGGGTACACCGCGGGCTATGCCCCCGACGCCGCTCCCCATAGCTGCTATTGCTTCTTGAACACGCCGGTCGCGTTGAACGCGCGCACGATGGCGCCGATGGTCGCTTCGAGAACCGGCCACGCCTGCCCGAACGAATCGAGCATCCCGCCGCCCTTCTCGTAAGCGGCCTCGATGATCGAGCGGATCAGCGAGAGCTTCTGCTCGCCGTAGCCCTGCCCCGGGATCGCGTCCTCGACGGCCTTGATGGCGTTCACGAGGAGCGGCAGGAGCGACAACACGAGCTTCACGAGTTCGATGACTGCTACGACATTCACGGCCACGTCACACCTCCTTGCAATTGATGGAAAGAATCACCCCGTCGAGTTGTTCAAGCGCCTCCCCCGGGGTCCGGGGAATCGTTGGGTTGTTCCGCAACATCGGCCTCACGCTTGGGCGGCAATCCCACCCCTTTATCGGCTGCGACGTGCAGGAAAGAAGAAATGACGAGGCCGAGAGCAACAACCCCGCCCGCAATAGCCGAGATGTCCGCATCGCTCACCTCGATCTGCACGCCGAAGGCGCGCGCGAGCGCGACGGCGCACGACAGGAGCCCGGCGACCGCGGTGATCGCCGCGGCGCGGTTGCGCCACGTTTCGGCGTTGGATAGTTCGCTCCCGCGGCGCAGGAGCCCGAGAAGTGCGGCGAGCTTGTTCACGAGTTCCTCCCGCGTTGCGCTGGCGCCTCGGGTTCGCCGTCCTCACCGACGCCCGGCGGGTAGGCGCACACGCCCCCGAGGAAATTGCCCTCGGCATCGACCGCCGCGACCGCGAGAATCTTGCCGCGCGCGATGCAGTAGAGCGACGCCTGCGCGACATCGACGACGATGTAGCTCGCCTCCTTCGCCACGGCCTCGGTCTTGGGCGCCTCCGCCTTGGCCGGGGCCGCGCACGAGGCGGCGAACAGGACGATGAACGTGATCGCGCCCACGATGGCGAGCGCGTGGATGATGTCGGCGAGCGTGAGCTTCTTCATGCGGCCTCCTGCGGTTCGCGGTAGATGGCCTCCTGTGGCGGCTCGAAGCCCGCGGCCTCCCACGCGGCCACGTCGAAGCCCGGGCACGTCTTGAGCCACTCGTGGGGCTCCACGCGCCCGTCGCCGTCCTTGTCCGGCGAGAGGTCGCGGTGCCCGAGGAGCGCGAGCCCGGGATAGTTGGCGCGCTGCACGGCGACGAGCTTCTTGAGCGCGGCCCATTGTTCGAGCGTGAACTTGTCGGTGCCGAGGAGGCACACGCCGAGCGACTTCTGGTTGAAGCCCTTGACGTGCGCGCCTACCTCGTCCGGGTGGCGCCCGGTCTCGATGGCGCCGTTGCGGTAGATGACGAAGTGATAGCCGATGGCATCGAGGCGCGGGTTCATGCGCTTCATCGCCTCGGGATCGCGGCGGAATCCGCGCTTGCGGTGCCACTCGTTGATGCGCTCGACCGGAAACGGCTCCATCTTCGGCGGCGGGCCGAACAGGGTCGCCTCGTTGGGCGTGTCCGAGCAATGCACGACGAGGAGGCGAATGTCGCGGCTCACCGGGCCACCTTGATAAGGGCGTCGAGCTTGCGGTTGATCTCGCGAATCTCCTCGCGAAGCTCCGCGCGGTCGCGCTCGCGGTCGTCGTCCTGCCGCCGGTCGGTCACATTCTGCTCGACGCGGGTGCGCTCGACGAGGCGCTCGACCTGCTCAACGCGCGTGTCCATCTTGGCGCCCCACACGAGGAGCGGGACACCGATGCCGACGACCGCAAGGATGTCCGCGAGGGATACCTCGGGCGACACACGGAGTCGCCATCCGCGCTTTTCTTCATCCATTAAGACGCCCCCGGGATAGGTTCGTTGTAGCGATCCATGAAGTTGCCGGAGTTGAAGGCCACGACCTTCTCGGTCGCCGCGGGAGCCGAGTTGGTGTTCTCGTCGGATGCGGCTTCGAGCGGCGTGCCGTTCGAGTCGATCAGGTTCACCACGCCGCGCGCGACATCCTTGAGCCACGCGAGCGCGTCCTTGTAGCGGGTGGCGACCTCCTCGGTCGCCTTGTCGTCGAACAGGCGGTAGCGCGCGATGTCGGCGGAGATGCGCTTCACGACATTCGGCACCACGGGGAGCGGCACCTTGTAGCGCCCGTTGAGGTAGGAGTCGATCTCCGCGTCCGCGTCGGTGATCGCCTGCGCCACTACCGCGGGGTCGATGGCGCCAGCAGGAGGAGATGCGCGGTCGGTGAGCGCGAGAAGCTCGCGCGTCCCGAACCTCGCCTCCATCTCCGCTTGGGTCGTGTACGGCACCTCTCGCCCTCCTTATTGGGGAGGCGCCCCCGGGATCAGCCGAGGGCGCCGCGCGGCCTGCTGCTACGCGCTAGTTGGACGAGTAGATGCGGACGAGAACCGCCGGACGCAGGCACAGGGGCAGGACGTTCGACTGCGAGTGAACGTCGTAGCCGCGGTCGAACTTCGAGGGCACGACCTTGGCGTAATACTTCTGGCCGAGCTTGTTCACGGTCTCGTTGAAATCCGCCGGTGCGATGAAGTTGCGGAAGGTCTGCACCGTGCCCGCCGGGTAGGCCCGGCCATCGCCCGCGGCGATGAACTTGCGAACGTTGCCGTCCTTGTCGTCGGCCTGCCCGACGTACTCCTCGAACGTGATGCCGCCGAAGGTGAAGCCCCGGCGCAGGTCGCCGCCGATGCGATCCGCCGCCGCCGAGTAGTTGGCGTAAGCGGCTTCCACCGAGGAGTGCGTGATGAGCTTGTCGTAGAACTCCGGCGACACGAGCGCGCGCACGCCCGTCATCGAGTCGCCCTTGAGGTTCTGCTCGACCCACCGCACGACCTCGCGGCACTTGTTGGCGACCTTCGTGGTCGAGGTGCCGAGAACGAAGTCCACCTCCTTCTGCGTGATGCCGAACTCGCTGTAGAGATCGACGTAGGTGGAGCCATCGGCGTCCTTCACGACGCCCGCCAGCGCACCGGCGCGGAGCCACTCGTGCGTGATCTCGTGCTTCTGGCGCATCGTTTCGAGCTTGTCGTTGAGCATGACCGACGCCATCATGGGCGCCTGCTCGCCGAACGCACGCAGGCCGTTCGCCTCCTCGGCCTCGATGTGATCGTCCTCCTCGATCTTCGGCACCGAGAACGTGCGAATCTTGCGCTTGCCCACCTTGCCCTGCGTGCCCGGGGCGCCGCGCTCGTTGAGCGGCAGGAGGACGAGCGAGCCGTTCTTCTCCTCGACGGCGATCTTGTTGGTCGTGACGCCCTTCTCGGCGAAGATGCCGAGTTCTTGGATGCGCCCGTACTTGTTCGGCAGGACGTTGATGGCCTCGGAGACCTCGACGACGCCGAATTGGTCGAAGGGATTGATGTAGGGCATGGTGTAGCTCCTTTTTCCTTTGGCCCGTTACGCCTGCGGGCGGTCGATGATGTCGAGGGCGGCGAGGTCGGCGACCGCGTTCGTCTTTTCGCCCGCGAGGACACCGGCGCCCCACTCGAACGACGCCGACGCGACGATGGCCGGGCCGCGCTTGAGGACGACCGCATCCTTGTCGCCGCCGGAGGCGTCGCAGTCGTACAGGAGAACCGCGGCGGCGGTCTCCGTGCCGTCGACGTTGTTGTCGTCGTAGCTCGAATACTTGCCGGTGGCGGTGATCTTGCCGAGGACGTGCCCGGCCTTGAGGTTCTGCCCCGAGGCGAGGACGACGGTCTCGCGCGTGAACTGCGGGTTGACCTCCCACTTGAGGAAGTCGGAGATGCGGTTGGATTCGCTGTAGGTCGGCATGGTGTCGTTCTCCTCGGGTTACTTGGCGGCGCGGCGCTTGGCGTCGGCGACGAGCGTCAGGCCCGGGGTTTGGGCCGTGGTCTCGCCGGTGGCCTGCTCGCCGAACAGGTGCGCGGGCGCGGACTTCTTCGAGGCGCGCAGGTCGGCGGACACCGCGGCGAAGGCGGTCTCGTCCATCTCGACGTAGGGCTTCGCGGCCTCGTCGGTGAACTCACGACCGAGGTCGGCGAAAAGCGCCTTCACGGCGCTCGTGCGCGCGGCCTTGACGCGCTCCTTGAGGGAGGCGTTCTCGGCGGTGAGGGTCGCGACTTGCGCGCGCAGTTGTTCGAGTTCGGGATTCGTGGTGGCGGTGTTCTCGGGCATGGTGCCTCCTTCGTTGAATTCGAGCGCCACGGAATCCCCGTGGCCGAATACGGTCGCGCGCGTGTTGGGATCGGCGCCGAGCGCACAGAACGAGACTTCGCGGATGACTGCGTTGCGGAAGATGTGGCCGGGGCCGGTGAACTCGCGGCCATTGACCTCGACGGACTGCCCCGCGGCAACCTCCTCGACGCGGCCCGGGCGGATGTAAACCGACATCTCCCACGGGTGGCCGGGCTTGCCGGTGATGCGCTTGCCGTCGTCGTCGCCGTAGATGACACCGGCCACGCGAATGTCGGAGCCGATGCTCACGGCGTCGGTGCGACCGACGATGACCGTCGGATCGTGATTGAACAGGGCCGAGAGGGATTGGCTCGCCCGCGTCGAGGACAGGTCGAAAATCACCTTGTCCCAATAGGCGTGCCCCACGATGGCGTCGCCCGAGTACGGCACGCCCTCGAAGCGGCGCTCGCCGCCCGCATCGGCAAAGGACACGGGGCAGGCAAACCGGAGGGCTTCGACGGGGAGCGTTTTGCGCGTCATGCGCGCAACCTAGCGACCCGCCGAACCCCTTGGGAATGTGTCACACGGCACAAGACACCGCGCTCGAACGCGGCGCGGGGGCTACCCTTGCTTGCGCTTCGCGGCGAGGCGCGCGGCGAGCGTGCGCGAGTAGCTGCCCTTTACCTTGCGCCAACGAAAGTCGCCGGGCCGGTATCCGCTGCGCGGTGGCACCGGCGCCGGGATCACCTCCCTTTGTGCCGATGCCGCCGCGAGCCCGGCCAACGCCGCGAGGGCCAACAACCGAGACCTCATTACCCGATGTGCCCCTCGTTGATGGCGCGGTTGTATTCGCTGATCCCAACACCGGCCGATTCTTCCTTGCGGACATCCGCGCAAGCCGGAGCCGAGGCGTCACTACCGACCGGGTTGGGATTCAACGTGCATGGACTGAGGACATCGCCGCCGTAGAGCTTCCGGCGTTCGCGCATCCGCCCGATGATCTTGTCGAGCGCGCCCTGCGCGTCATAGTCGTCGTCAAGGCCCCATTGTTCGTAGGCCGCGATGGCTTCGTCCACGATGTCGGCGTACCCGTCGGGGCTGCTCTGCGCTGTCCCTTGACGGGGGCCTTGCTTCGCGGCCCTCCACGCAGCGAAGGCATGGCGCTTGTGAACGTCCATGTTGTAACCGTCGCCATCGCTGCCAACCCACAGACCCCACCACACCTCGAAGTCGAAGTCGTAGCCGCCTTGCTTCGTTTCGTCACTCATGGCCTTACCCGTCGATGAGGTGCGCCCGGGAGCCGAGCCCGCCGCGGTTGAGCGTGGCGTTGTCTCCGGCGCGCTGCATATCCGCCCACACGCGGAAGTAAGCGGCCTCGCGCCGCCCGGTCGCCACCGCATCGGGGATCGAGTCCTTGAACGAGGGGTAGTCGATCTTCTCGACGGCCTCGGCCAGCCTGCGCGCGACAACCTTGCGCGGCAGGGAGGCGCGGTACGGGTAGTCGGCCTCCGGCGTGCGGCTCACCCGCGCGCGCGGGAAGGCGCGCTCGATGTCGCCCTCGAAGCGGGCGCGGACGAGGAGCCGGTCGTCGAGCTTGGAGCGATCTTCGACGATGGACAGGAACGAATCATTCAGGAAAACCCACATAGAACCCTCCTTTCGATGTGCGCCCCGGCAAGTCTGAGTGCGCGGAGCTATTGACACAAGGATAGCACGTTGCTATCATGGTGTCCACTATCACCGAAAGGAGGGCTCCAATGAACATCCCCCAATCCAAGGTCGATCCCGCCGTCCGGGGCGCGCTCCTGCAAGCGGTCAAGGCATCGCTCAACGACCCGGCGCTCGCCGTCGGCCTCGCGAACACGATCCTTTTCGGGCAGTCCGCCCTCCTCGCCTCCATCGCCATTGAACAGGCGCGCGAGTCCTCGCGCAAGGCGGTCGGCAAATGAGAACGGCGACCGGATTCGACGGCAACGGGTTCAACGTCGGCGACCGCGTGGAGCTTCATCCCCGGCTCGACCTGTGGATACGCGGCGCGCGGTTCGGCTCCGTGACATCCATCGGCAAGCGCCGCGTGAAGGTTCTCGTTGACAGGACGGGGCGCGTGATGACCGCGGACGAGAAGTGCTTTCGGAGGGTCGAGCCATGAGCCGCCGCTCGAAGGAGTTTTCGAGGTTGGTGGAGGCGGCGCGGGTGCAGGCGACCGCATGGCTCCACGCCGTCGTCGCCGAGCCCGGGCCGCAACAATCGAAGCTCGCCACATTGGCGTGCGTCAAGGTGTTGCGCGAGCGCGCAAGGCGGAGGACGCCATGAGCGGGCGCCTGTGGGACGGGCAAAGCTCCGCGATGGAGGTGGCCGAGCGCCTCGGCTACTACGAGGACTACTGCGGCCTCCGGCGCGACCGCTTCGAGCCCGAGGAGCGCGAGGACGACAACGACGACGAACAGGAGGATCAAGAATGACGCCGATCAAGGGTTCGGGCGTGTTCCGCGAGTCGGGCGCCTTGGCGCGCTACCGCGGGATGCGGAACATCATCGTCGGGATCGAGCCCGGCGACATTCTCACCTTCCGCCTCAAGGGCACCCGGAAGAAATACTCCATCGGGATAAGCCACGCCTACCACATGGCGGGCGTCCTCGAAGGGGAGCGCCTGCGGCGCGAGCGGGCGGCGAAGCGCAAGGCCCGGAAGGCGGGCCGGACGTGAGAAGGGCCGGGAAGAACCCCGGCCCTTCTTCTTTGGCGCCTTCACATATCGCACCTCGTAGGTAAGCGGGCGGACGGTGCTGCCTAGACCCTGCGGAACGCGGAAGCCGCTCCTTCCAAGTGCCCGGCCATCCTGCCACACCCCGCCCAAAAAATCTAGCCTCGGGCTATTGACATCCCAATAGCACCGCGCTATCATGGCTCCAAGGTAGCAGGAGGGGCGCGGAGGGTTCCAGTTGCGGACCTTAGACCCTGCGGCTCCGGGTTCGAGTCCCGGGCGCTCCACCAACAACAACGGAGGCTAACGATGACGAAGATCGAGCGCAACACCCGAGCCGCCTACGAGAAGGCGCGCGAGACCCGCGGCGTCAACGACTCCATCACCGCCGCCGCCACCGCGGTCGGCATCACCGAAGCGCGCGCCCGCGAACTCCTCGGGTTCAAGCCGCGCGCCGCCAAATGAAGGGGGGCACCATGAACGCCAACAATTCGCAGGTCGTCCGCGCCGCCTTCGGGAACGAGCGCGCCCCCACGCCCGAGGAACTGCGCGCCGAGGCGGATCGCCTCGAACGCGCCGCCAAGGAGGCCGAACGCGCCGCCCGGGAGGCGAAGGTGCGGGCCGAGCAAGAAGCCGAGAACCGCAAGCGCGCCGCCGCGCTCGATGAGGTCGCCAAGAAGCTCGTCGCCGTGATCGGCGATGGGTTCACCGGCGAGATCGTGGATGCGTTCTACGAGAACCGGCGGCGCGTCATCGTGCGGAAGGAGGGGGAGAAGGCCGTCCTCGCGACGATAGAGGTCGCCGAGCGGCGCGGGTCGTGGCACCGCCGCGACGGGTTCACCGCCGTCGTGTTCGGCGGCGAACACGAGCCCTACGGTCGCGGCACGAAGGCGCACTACCGCGCCGACAAGGCCGAGGCGCTCAACGTGAGGAAGATGGCCGCACGCGCCATCGAGTTCGCGAGCGAGCGCGCCGAGAGGAACGCCTACGAGGCGGAGCGCAACAAGGTCGAGCGCATCAACGAGCCGCTCGCCACGAAGCTCCTCGACGAGTTCGGGTTCGAGGACTACAGCACCGTCGTCGAGCCCTCGACCGGCAAGGAGGGGTGCGTCCACCTCAACATCAAGGCGAAGCTCTACGACATCACGCCGGAGCGCGCGCGCACGATCCTCGCGGCGCTGCGCGACTTGGGGGTGGAACTGTGAGCGCGCCCCTTCTCTGCCGCCCGGGGTACTTCATCACCGCGCTCGACCCCGACCTCAAGCTCGACCCGAACACGAAGGCCGACCCCGAGGGCGAGCGCCGGTTGCGTCGCCCGGCGAACATCCCGCCGCAGGGGTGGCGCCGCGGGTTCGATCCGAAGAACCTGTATATCGCCGACCTGTGGCACTAGAATGGAGACCGCCATGAACGAGAACGAAGTACGCGAAGCCTACCGGGCGTTGCCGCCCTTCCCCGAGTTCCCGGGCGAGCGCGAATGGCCGGATCGCCTGCCGACGCCGGAGGCGTTCGAGGCGGTCGGCGAGATCGTGGCCGCGTCGATGCGCGTCATCGCCGACGACCGCGAGGAACTCGAACGGCGCCGGGCGATGTTCCCGGCCTTGTGGGACGTGCTGTTCAAGGCGTTCCCGCCCGATCCGCTCCGTTGAGCGAACCCCACAGGAGCCGAAAACATGAACGAGCCCTACTTCATCGAAGTGGAAACGAACCCCTGCCCGCACTGCCACAAGGGCAGGACGTGGACGATCATCGGCCCGGATGGCGGTTGCGCGGTCGGGAAGTCGTGGAGCAGCGACGACGAGGACGAGTGCCCGGAGGAGGCGGAAATCATTTGCGAGGCGCTGAACAGCGCCTTCCGCGAAGGGCAGACGATCATGGTGGGCGGGATGGTCAACCGATTCTTGGCGTGGCCGCTGCCACAAGATTTCGCGCCTGACTGTGGGATCAGCTTCGACGGTCGGAAAGACGACGAGTGGAACAAGAATAAGACGTGGCCGGTCGGCACGAACCTGCTCACCGCCGAGCAGGCGAGGTCGATGTTGGAACACGTCATCGGCACCGAGCCCGACGAGGGCCGCCCTGTCCCGCCTCACGTTACTGGCCCCGCGGGCTACTACCCGCCGCCAGTGCCTTGCCCGCGCTGCAACCCGATTGGCGAGTTCAATGGTCGCGCTGATTGCGAAAACTGCAATGGCATCGGCTTGGTGCCAGCGGAGACGCAGCCCTGCTTCATGTGCATGGGCCACGGCGTCACGGTCAGCGGGCACGCTTCGGCTCCCAAAATGAAGGAGTGCTCGCATTGCCACGGCTCCGGTCTGGTGGCGAAGCAACAGTCTTCCGAGTGCGTCTCGGAGCAGAAGCCATGATTCCGCTCGCGCCGGACCCTGATGTACGCCGGTTCCTCTGTACCGGGGACGACGATTGCGATCCCTTCGAGGAAGTGAACAGCGGCATCGTGAAGTGTCCGGTATGCGGCGCGAGGGCTGTTCTGGCCCCGACAGACTGCGATTGCGATGAGCATCATCAGGATTCATCGGAGAAATAATTATGAGCAAGCCGATCACATATGAGGATTACAACCCGCCAACCGAGACGGTTCCGTGCGGGTTGTGCGGAACGCAGACGACCATGACACGCACGAAGCGCTGTGACTCCTGCTGGGAATTGGAGCGCCGCATCCAGATGAACCCGCAACTGGCAGCCGCGATCCTCGCGCAACTAAACCCGCCGCCCTCCGAGGAGGAGGGAAAAGAAAATGGTTAACCTCAGCATCCTCGTGCATTACTTGCAGTTCACGGGGGACGGCTACCACCCCATCACGGAAGCCGTAGAGCCGGTTCCGGGCGAGACAGTCGAGGCGCTGGTCGCACGACTTCTACCGACCAGCACCGGAACCTATGCCGCGCCCCAATACGACCGCATCGAGCTTCGTTTGATGCGCGAGCCCCACCATCAAGGCAAAGAAAATGAGCGGCCTTGACGACGAGCGGCGTTGGCAGGCGATGGGGAACCTGATCTGCGAGGCCGAGAAATTCTACTTGCAGCACGACGGCAAGGCCGAATGGGACGCGCTGATGGAAGAAACGAACCGCATCCTCGACCTCGACGACGCCACGCTACTCGACAACCTGAGCGAGCGGCGCGCGTGCCCTAACTGTGGTGCGACAGAGCGCCCGGACGCCTGCAGCGGCGGCCCAACCTGCGCCTACCCGCCCCCTTCACACGGCGGCGTTTCCGCGAACCCGCCCCCTACCGACTGCACCTCGAAAGGAAAGCCATGAACCCCTGCCGCGACCTGTTGGGCGCTGCGCTCGCCATGCGAGTGCTGCAAAGCGACCTTTACCACGACCTCGACAGCATCGAGCGGGCCGAGTGCGACGAGCTTATCCGTCGCCAGCAGGCGGTCAACGCATCCGCCGACGATGGGGCCGCGATCATCGCTCGCGCTCTGACCGACCCGCAGCCGTGCCATTCCGAGGGGAGCGGCCCGACACCGACGCCCCGGCGCGGGTGCAGCCCGCAGGCACGACTACTCTGCGACCATCCTGAGTGCGACCGGCGATGCCGCGACGAATGAACCCGCTCCATCATCAGGACACACGCTAGGAAATGCCGACCGCTCAAGAACTGTTCGATTACGCCGACCGCTTCGCGCGCAGGCACGAGGCGCGCGGCGAGGGCACGAAGTACCCCACCCTCCGGCAAGCCGCCAAGCGGTTCCGGTGCAAGATCGGCGACATCGAGGACGCCGTGGAATCGCACGCCTACGACGGCGCCTACCTCGGGATCGCGGTCGCCCTCGGCATCCCGGGCGTCGGCTCGCGCGCCTTCGACTGCCGCGGCGACTGCCTCGTGGAGGCGTACAGGTAGCCCGGGCGAAGCTCCGGCGCTAGAATTCCCCCTCTGGCAGGCCACAGGAGGGGCTATGGAGATCGCGTTCGCGTGGATAGTGTTCGCCATCATCGTCGGCGTTGGCGCCGCTGCACGGGGCCGTAGCGGCCTCGGATGGGCCGTGTTGGGGCTCGTCATCTCCCCGGTTCTCGCCCTCGTCCTGCTATTGCTCCTGCCGAACCGCAAGACGGCGCCCGGCACCCCCACCCCGGAGACCCATGTGCGCTGCCCCGACTGCCGCGAGCTAGTCCTCAAGGACGCCCGGCGCTGCCGGTTCTGCGGCATCTCGCTAATCCCGCAACCCTAGGTTCCGCCGTAAAGCCCGAGGCCGTTCTTGGCGAGGAACTCCTCGTATTCGAGCGCCTTCATCGCCTCCCACAACTTCTTGAACGCCTCCGCCTTGAGCGGCTTGAACACGCCCGCATATTGCTTCTTGTAGGCCGGGTCGTTCGCCTGTTCCATGAGCGCCTTCGCCTCCTTCGCGAGTTCCTTGGCGTTGATGCTCGTGATCCCGATGGCCTTCTCGATCTTCGCGATCTCGGTGTCGAAATCCGCCTTCCACCCGGGCGGCGGTTGCTTGGCCTTGATCTGCTGCGCGCGCTTCAACGCCACGTCGGCCTTCGCGATCATCGCCGCCTTCTTCTTCGCCTCCCACAGGAGCGCCGGGTTGCCGTTCTTGGCCGCGGCCATCGCCGTCACGAGTTCGGTCGCGAACTTTGACTTGACCGCCTGCGGGTAGGCGGCTTCGCTCGCCTCGCCGACCGCGTTCATAATCTTCCCGAACTCGTCGTTCACGTTCGGCGTCCACCCCGAGGGCATCGGGCCGTCGGCCTCGTCGAGCTTCTTCTTGAGGTGCGCGACGACCTTCGCGGTCGTCACTTCGAGCCCGTTCACGAAGTTCTCCCACACATTCGGGTAGGTGGCCTTCATGCCCGCGGCTTCGAGCGCGTCGAGGTCGGCCTTGAGCGCGGCGTACTGTTCCGGCCCCAACTTCTCCCACGCAGGCGCGAGCTTCTTGCCCGCGGCCATGTTGGCGAGCGTCTGCGCGTCGGCCTTGCCCTTGCCGTCGAGGAGCTTGCCGATGGCCGCGGCGTCGAGGTTGTTGGCGTAGTCGGGGCCGACCGGCGAGGGCTTCGGCCCCTGCGGCGGCGGGTTGTAGCTCACCGCCGGGCTCCTGCGCCCCGTCGAGGCGTGCCGGTACTGCGCCGCGCGCGTGCGCCCGAGGATCACATATTCGGCCTCGTGCGAGCCGTAGTGCATATAGCCCGAGCCCTGATACCACGTTTTCACGAAGTCCTCGACGTACACCGTCGCATCGACGCCGTGCCCCTTGTCGAACACGCCGTTTTGCTTTGTCGTCGTCGAGGCCACGCCGTTGAACGTGAACTTCTTGCCGTCGAAGCCGCGCCACTCGTCGGCGTCCATGCCGCGGTAGATGTGGAAGGTGTCCCACCCGTGCAGGCGCCGGAGCATGAACTGTTGGTATTCGTACTCGATGTCGAACACCCGGAACATTTGCTCCTTCGTGACACCGCGCGGGAGGTCGGCCACCACCCGCTTCATATCGGCGCGCGCTGCGTGATCCGCGTCGGCGCCCATCTTGCCGCGGTGGAACTGCACCGCCACGCCGAACCGCTCGCTCGCCCACACCTTGAGCGCGCCAGCGTAGGCGCTCGACGACGAGCCGCTCCACCCGTTGTTGAACACCGTGCGCGCGAACTGCGTGGCGCCCTTGAAGGCATCGCGTTCCAACGCCTTCTCCATGTGCCTCAAGCCTTGCTTGAACTCGGGCAGGAACTTCGCGTCCGCGGGCTCGCCGCCGCCGTAGGTCGTGAAGGGCTTGAGCCCGCCCTCGTAGCGCGTGGCGGGCATGGCGGTCTGGAACTCGTTGACGTACTTGCCGAACCCCGGGTAGGTGCGCGTGCCGAGGAGATCGTAGCGGTCGAGGATCAGATCACGCCGCCCGATCACGGCGCCGGTGAGGTTCGCCACCTCCTCCTCGGGGAAGCCCACGCGCCGGAACTCGGCCTCGACCTGCTCGCGCGTGAGGTTCATCGCCGGGTAGGCGCCGCGCTGTTCGAGGTACACATCGCGCTTGAAGTGTTCGCCGAACACGCGCGCCGTCTGCGCGTTGGTCGATGCGTTGAGGAGCGATTGCGCCTCCTCGATGTCCGGGCCGAACGCCTTGCGCGCGCCCTGCGCCCGCCAGTAGAACGACGCGCCCGTGTCCACGATGAACACGCGCCCCGTGTCGGAAATCATCAGGTTGTCGAAGTCGAGCCCCACGGCGTCCCAATTCTTCGTGAGGATCGACGCCTGATAGACCTTGGCGATGTCCTCGGCGTAGGCCGCGTCGGTGAGTTCCTTGGCGCCCACCTTCTTCAAGTCGGTGCGGAACTTCGAGGCGATGGCGTTGCGCCCGCCCACGTTCACGAGCCGCGGCTCGATGGTCTCGACGCCCATGAGCCTGTAGATCGTGGCCGCGGCCACCTCGCCGCGCGCCTGATCGAAGTCACGCGGGAACTTGACGTAGAACCGCGCGCCGCCGGGCGCCTCGTAGAGCCCGCCCTCGTTCGAGCCGCGCTGCGTGCCGGGCAGAGCCTTCCACGTCGAGGTGTCCCACTCGTCGGCCTTCTTCTCGACCTGTTCGAGCGCCTCGACGAGCTTCTTCTCCTTCGTGCGGCGCCGCACACCCTCGCGCGCGGCCTTCATGCCGGTCGTCGCGCCCTCGCGCCGGTCATACTCCCACCCGGCATCGGGCCGCACGCCGGGCTTCGCCGGTTGATCGGGCCGCATCCGCTTCTTCGCCTGCTCCTCGGTGAGCGCGGTCGTCGAACACCGGCAACGGTAGCCGCAGGGCGGATACCACACCTTCCACGTCGGGTCGTCCCACTTCGCCACGAAGCCGTCCATCGCGAGGTGCGCGGCCCGCACGCGGTCGTCGTTGATCGCGTCGTACATGAGGAACGGGCGAGCCTTGAGGTTGCGCTTCTGCTGCTCCCACCGGCCCGCGGCGTAGGCGCTTTGGATGTTGGTGCGGAAAATGTTGTCGAGGCGATGGGAGGGCAGGACGAGCCCGGCCTCCTTGAAGGCGTCGAGCTTCCACTCGGCGAACGTCTTGCCACCGGCGAGCGCGTTGTTGAGCGAGTCGAGGATGCCCTGCAACTGATCGGTGGCCGCGATCCCGGCGACCGAGAACGCGCGCATCCGCGCGACCCCCTGCATCTCGCCGTAGTAGATCGACGGGAGCGTGACCTTGCGCGAGCGCGATTGCTTGATGGCCTCGGCGAACGGAACGTCGAACGAGAGCTTGAACGGGCTCGCCGCGGGCTTAAAGCGCATCCCCTCCACGGGGCTCACTCCTGCGGCGGCTGGCCGTCGGATTTCGAGTCGCCGACCTGCTCCGCGGCGTGGACGAAGCCGAGGATGTCCGCGGCGAACATCGCCCGTTCGAGGAGCGCGGCGAAGCGCGAGCCCGTCACCCCGGGCAGGAGCTTGGCGAGCCTGTCGGCCAAGTCCTCGGGGCTCGCGGCCTCGATGACCGCCGCGCGCACGAGCCGCGGGTCGATGGGTTGCTCGTAGGTGGCAAGGAGCCCGTCGGAGATGCGTTCCACGACCTCCTGTTCCGGCGTGAAGTCTCCGGTCTCGCGGAAGATGCCCGAAGAAGGCGCAGGAAGGGCCGCACGCGCCTCGCCCGGGCGCTGTCCTTGTTGGGAGCCATTCCCGGGCCGCTGCGCGCCCTGCTGGCCCTCCTGCGGCGCCTCGGGAACCTCGATGTCGGCCTCCTCGAAGTCGTAGCGGTCGAGGAGATACTCCTTCGTGAAGCGCACCACACCGGACTCGACGAGCCGCGCGTCGCGCTCCGCGCGCTCCGTTTCGAGCCCGCGGGAGTCGGCCATCGTGAACACCGGCGGCGTCGCCCCGGGGAAATTGAGCGCGACGATGGCGTTCACGACGCGCTGCATGGAGGCGCTCACGAGCGCGAGGTCGGCGGCGCGCTTGTCCATCCGCACCATGTTGTGAACCTGCGCCGCGGCGTAGCTCCCCTTCCCGTCCACGTCGGTCGTGAGCGTCTGCCCGAGGACGAGCTTCTGCACCCGGCGCGCGAGCGCCTTGTCGAACAGGTCGAACTCGCCGCCCGCCGACTGCGTGACCGCCTTCACCTCCTCGTTGGTGCCGACTGCGATGGCCGCGTCGATGCCGAGCTTGGTGAGCGCGTCGATCATCCCCTTCGGGTTCGCCGTCTTGCCGAGGATGATCGGGTTGCCGAAGCGTTCGAGGAACTGCGCCCAAAAGCGCGTGGCGTTGTGGCGGAAGAAGAACGCCCAATAGAGGCGCGACAGGAGCGCCTCGCCGTAGGGGTTGGCATAGGTCGGGTTGCGCCGGGTGAGGATGAACTTGTAGGTCGTGTCCACGAGGACGCCCTCGGGAGTCGTCATCCCGTCGGGCGACTTGTAGCGAAGCGTGCCGTCCCGTTGCGGCTCGAACCATTCGAGCGGCTTCTCCCCGGCGCGGTCGATCACGATGCGCGAGCCGTCCTGACGCCACACCATCTCGGCCACCGAGTAGCCATAGGGCACGGCCTTCCACGCGGCGCGCACGAGCGGATCGAACACGGGCTCAAGAACCTCGGCCACGAACTTCGAGATGTCGCCCTCCTGCGGTTCGAGGTGCCACGGCGTCGCGATGCAAGCGTCGCGCCGGGTCTCCAACGCGCCGAACACCTCGTCGTCGCTTTCGAGGACGGACAATTGGTGGCGCCTGATCCCGGCCTTGAGGAGGATCGCGTCCGGGTCGGGGATCGTCGTGAGGAAGTGAACGAGGTTGTAAACCGCCACCTCGGAGGAGAGGGCACCGGCCTCGGGCTTCGCGGGCTCCTTGCGCGAGGCGAACTGCATGAGCTTGTCGAGCATCTTCATCTAGGCTCCCGGCTTCTTCCACACCCCGGCGACGATGGACACCGGCGCGTAGAGCGCGTACACCGCCGAGTCGCCCTTGTCGGGGCTTCGCCCGATGCGCTTCACGATGTCCTCCTTGGATTCGACTTGGATGCCGCGGACGGTCAATTTCCACCTCGGGGCGCACAGGTCGGCGAGTAGCTCGCGATCCGGCGGAAGTGCGATGTCCGACCCATGCACCGGATCGAGCGCCTCGCGCATCCGCCACCACAAGCAAGCGCGCAGGTTGACGAACCGCAAACGCCCGGAGCGGTCGGTCTCCTCGCTCGCGCTCGCCCCATTTAGCGCGGCGTGCGGGATGCCGTCTATGTGACAGATGTCAGCCACCGAGGAACCGACGCCCACGGCGTCGAGGCACACGACGGCGTTGATGCCGCGGTGCTGCGCCACGAGCGCGGCCACACTCGGGCCGTCGGGCGTGAGCTTGCCCGGCATCGCGGTCTGCTGGCCGAAGTAGGAGCCCCACCGCGGCGTGAGAACGGTCTTGTCGGCGCCGCCGCGCGCGATGTCGAGGCCGAGCGTGTCCATATCGCCCTGCGGCTTGCGCTCCTTCCACCGCGCCTGTGCGGCCTTGACCCACGCCGTCGGGATGACCTGCCACGGGTTGTCCTCCTGCGCCGCGGCGAACGAGCCATAGAGCATCTTCGAGCGCAGGGGCTCCGGCATCGCTTGGAGGATCGTCTTGTAGCCCGAGGCGACATAGATCGGGTTGTCGTCCACGCGCGCCGGGATGAACGTGCGCGACATCGGGCGGATGATCTCCACCGTGCCGTCCTTGTGCCGGTACTCGAAGGCGTCGCCGTTGGGCCGCTCCACGTCCTCGCCATCGAGCGTCGTGTACCAACGAAGCTCGCCGGGCTGCGCCGGGTTCGGGTGTTGCTCGTCGAGCCACGGCGCGAAGTAGCGGATAACCCATTCACCCTCGGCGTCAGTCGGCGGGTTGCCCGTGCAAATGATCCGGCACCGTTGCGTCGGATCGGGCGAGCGCAGCCAGCCGCACAGGAACCGGAATTGCGATTCGATGAAGTGCGTGATCTCGTCGAACGCCTTGAGGTCGTGCGGGCGCCCTTGGTAGGCGATCTCGTCGCCCGCGATCTGGCACCCGCCGAGTTCGATCTGACGCCCCGATGGCACGAGCCATCGCTTCAACTGCCCGTTGTAGCCGTCGCGCGTGCCGATGACCTCGGCGATGCGGTCGTTGATCGCCTGCAACTGCGCGAACTCGCGCCGGAAGATGATCGACCTCTTGTGGCGCGTGAGCGCCGCACCGATCACGAGGTCAGTCTTGCCGCCTCCTGCCGCACCGCCGTAGAACAGGATGTCCGCGGGGTTGTCGAGCGCCGAGGTCTGCGGCCCGGGGAGCGGCTTCCACCCGCCGTCGCCGGTCGCGCCGGTGAGGATGCGCTCAAGCGCCTCGCGAAGGAGCTTGCGCCGATGTGGAGGGAGCCCCGCGACCTCCTCACGGAGCGCGGTGGCGTCCATTCGGCCTCGCCGAGTAGTAGAGCATCATCCCGACCCACAGGCAGTTTCCGAGGACGATCACGAGCCCGCCCGCGAAGCTCCACCATTGGTCGAGGTGCGGGTAGTAGTAGAGATTCCACACGCCCCACGCGAAGAAGAACGCCGTCGAGATGATGCTCACCCCGCGCACCATCTTGTCGCGATACAGCACGCGGCAATGATTCAGGATGAACGCGCCGCCGAGCATCTCGAACAAGCCGTTCACGAAGTCCGGGCTCACCCGTAGATCGCCTTCTCGTACTTCTCGACCGCATCGACCACTTCGCTCAACAGGCGCCCGCGCGGCGATGTCGCCGCCGGGTCGTCGCGCATGAGCCGCTCGATGCCACGCAGGAGCCATTGGTGCGGCAACTCCTCGCGGTACTCGTCGGGCACGCCGAGCGTCTTGGCGAGTTCGAGGCACTCCTCGCGCGTCGGGATAGGCCGCTTGCCGTGGTAGGCGTCGAGGAGCCGTTGCTCGACGAGCGCGCGGCGATTGAGGTCGGCGGGCGGGATGCCGGTTTGCTCACGGCCTGCCCGCAACGCATCGTCGAGGGCGCGCATATAGGGGCAACGCAGTTCCTCGCCCGGGTAGCGGCGGCGAACGTCGGCGATCAACGCCTCCGCCGCCTTCACGACATCGGCGCGGGCCGTCCGCTCGCGCTCGAACATCTCCTTCGCCCACGAGTCCGCGACAGTCCTCACGCCGCCGCCCCCGAGGTCTCGGCGCGCAGCGTGTCGATCAGGACGGAGATGCCACCGGGTACGCCCTGCGCGCGTTCGAGGAGGTCGGCGATGGCCTTGCGATCCGCCGCGTCCTCGCCCTGCTGCACCTTCACGGTCTCCTTCCACCCGCCCTTGGCCTTGAGGTAGAAGAACACCGCCGCCGTGTTGCCCTTGCCGATGGACTTCCACAACTTGTCGGCGACGAATCCGATGCCCTTCTCGCGGCCCCGCTCTATGGCCTCCGAAATCTCCGGCCTCACAGTCATCTTCGCGAAGAACGTCGAGGGCGCCATGCCGCAGGCGTAGGCGATCTGTTCCTTCGTGTAGCCCTTCTTGGCGCACTCCTCGACCTTGCGAAGGTTGACCTCCTTCACCTTCGGGCCGGGCTTCACGGGATTCTTCTTCGTCGCCACGGGCGCTCCCTATGCCCTCACCGCCGGGCGCATGATGTCGGCGACCTCGCGCGCGATCTCCTCGCGGTCGTACTCGCCATCGTCGGCGAGCGACGACCCCACGGCCTCGACCGCGGTGCGCGCCTCGTCACCGAGCCCCATCCGGTCGGCGTCGAGGATCAGGCGGCGACCGACCGAGCGGGTCTGCTCGAATTGGTCGGCCTTGATGCAGAACAGGGCGACGCCCATCACGGCGCCGAACACCCCACCGGCGATGAACCCCATGATGAACGGCCCTCCGAACATCGGCTCCATTGCTCCTCCCCCTAGTATTTCGGCTGCAAGATGCGGTACACGGTGCGCTCCGTGAGCCCGAATCGCTTGCATATCTGGCGCGCGGTGGCGCCGTTCCTGCGCGCCTCGATCACGTCGGCGTTGCGGCGCTCGCGCTCGATGTCCTCGGCCCGCGTGATGTGCAGGACGGTTCCGCCGAACTCGGCCACGAGCTTCGCGAGCCCCTCCGGCGGAATGATCTTGGCGAGGTTGGACTGCGCGCCGGGGCTCGTCGGGACGTACACCCTCGATCCGCCGCACTCCTCGATCAACTTGGCCGCGGCTTCCGGGCCGATGCACGCGATGATGGCGCCTAGCGTGTCGGCCCTCGTGTAGCTCGACAGGTCGATCCGCCGCGGCTTCTCGACCTCGCGTTCGATTGTCTCCTGTGTCATGCGCCCCTAGTCTTGTGTCTCGTTGTTGTGATGTCTAGTGCTACTGCGTCATGCGCTCTGTGTCATCAAAGCGCACTCCGAGTTCGCGTGCGGCGAACGCGGTGATCTCCTCCATCAACTCCGACATCCTTCGGCGCGATAGCCGCGTCGTCGAGACCGGGAACCGATGGCCCCCGGGCGTTTCCTCCCACCCGAGGAACCGGCCCTTTAGCTCGACGTGCCACGCCTCCTTGGAGTAGCGCCGCCCGTTCACGACGGCCTGTTCCGCGATCTCGCCGAGGAGCGCCCAATAGCGGGCGTTCTGTTCGAGCGAGCGCGGCGCCGAGTACGGCGCGACCTGCACATGGAGCGGGTCGGCGAGCGCAGCCTCGCGCACGAGCCCCATGAGCCATGTGAGGAAGCGGGTCACGTCGGACGGGCGCCGTAGGACGAACTCGCGCATCTCAATTCACCACAGGCCCGCCAATCCACTCGACGCCGGTCATCGGAATCTTGATGTCCTGCAACGACGCGGGCTTGCACCCCGGGCTGCGCTTGCGGTGATCCGAGGCGAGGAACAGCATCGCCGCGTTGAGCCACGCCTCGACGGGCTCCGCCTCGCGCTCACGCGCAGGCACCTCCGCCGAAACATCGTTGAGGCCGCACAGGCGGCACGAATAGCGAAGCGTGACCTTGTTCATCACCCCTCCACCACGCGGCACTCACCATCGACGATGACGCCGAGCTTGCCGCGCCGCAGGGCAAGCCCGAAGGAGCGCACGAGCATCGTGAGCGTGAACTCGCGCTTCTCCTCCCTGTTCATCGTCGTCCCGTAATCGAGTTCGTAGTGGCACCTCGCGCAAAGCCACATCACGGCGTAGTCGTCCGCCCGGCGATGTGAGCCCCGCCCGTGTTCTTGCAGGTTCGAGTGCGCTGGCACTACCGTTCCGTCATCCGCTCCGCAGGCCACGCACGGCATCGAGCGCGCGATGTCGAGGTAGGCGCGGTTCTCGTAGCGCGTCGGCGCGTACACCTCACGCATCGCGATCCTCCGCGATCCCGAAGTGAACGAAGCCAGCCTCGATGAACTTGTTGAGCGACTTGGCGCCGAGCCTGCGCGTGCCGTGTTCTAGCTTCTGGATGGTGGACTTGCACACGCCGAGCTTGCGCGCGAGCCGCTCTTGGCTCCACCCGCGGCGCTCGCGCCATTCCCGAATCTGCGTGCCGATGGTGTTCATGCGTCGTCGTGGAAGTCGGCGAACATGGGCTTCTTCGGCGGGCCTTGATGCGGCCCGGGCGGCGGCGCCGTGAACCCGGCGAAGTCGCCGAAGCGCGAGGTCTGCGGCATG